TCACTTGGAAGTATTGAATAAAGCTTGGCATTGGCTGCATTATAGCCGCTTGGTATCATTGCTAAGTTTGGGTTACTCATTCTTTTTAGGTTTTTGCTTTATCTCTTCTTTTAAAGACTCGTCTATATACTTTTTTAGCTTAGTAAGGTTAGTCTCTTTTACCTTATACTTCATAAAACCCATCCGTTAAAAGTTGTGTCTGTATCTGGGCTAATATCTTCGTTACTGTTATTATTATACTCTGGGAATAGATTATCATTAAAAGACAAATAGTCTACCATTCTTGTAGAGTAGTAGTTAGCGTATTCTCTCGCTTTACTTACTAAATAATCTACTTCGTTTTTATCTACGTTTTGAGCTGTTTCACTACTATGCTTAAATACACCACCGTTTTTTATTTGATAAGCTGCAAAAGGTATGTAATTCATTTGAGCGAACCATATTAATGTAGGCTGCACATAATCATTAACTAAAGTTAGATAATTACCAGTTAAACCAGCACCACCACCAGAACCAGACGTTATATCTGCACCGATTTTTTTATATAGCTCCGTTCCTAAAAGGTTTTGTATGTCTATCTGCTGGGCTACCTTAATAAATTGTATAAACTTGTCTGTATCTACATTGCCATCAATTATAGAATTTTTAACTAAGTCCGTTCTGTTTATAAATAATGCTGTTGCCATATTAATTCTTAAATCCTATTTTGTTCCAATATTCAGCAGTATAACCTTTATACTTCATATCCTTAGGTGCTACAGGTACTTTCTGAGCGTTTGGTTTACCTTTAGGTCTAAAACCCCTTGACCTTGCCTCTGTAGTGCTTATTTCTGTACCCATTCTTTTACCACCTATTTTTCTAACATAAGTTTTGCGAAACCAGCGATGGCTACATCGAGCCCCGCCCTTATAGAGCCAAACAGAATATTTCTCAGAGCCATTTTTTCCAAATCCAGCATTAACAGCTTTTTTAGTCATTGCTAATATATCCTCTTTCCTATAAACCTTTCCAGCACTTACCATTTTAGAACAAAACTGTCTTGAATTAGATTTAGTTTTTGCAGGATTATAAACATATCTTACTAAAAATTCTTTTCCCTCTTCTTTTGTTTGTTTGCTTGTACCATCCTGCTCACTTGATTTTGTTTTTTTTGCCACTCCTGTACTTACAAATTCCCAAACTTTAGCTAGTGTACTTTTTTCTTTAGGTTTGTTAAGGTCTGTTATAACCTCATCTAAGCCGCTTTCTTCGTCATAGTCTACTTCTCGTTCATCTATTACCTCAAAGTCGCTTAAAAGCTCTGTTTCGTCTTGTCCTAAGTCTATTAATGCGTCTGCAATAGCTGTGCCTATTTCGTCTGGTAGTTCTTTTGACAACTTAACCCCTGTTTCTTCTTCTTTTGTTTCTTCGTCTTCTACGTTTTCAAGGTCTATAAACTGTAAAGGCTGTAGAGTTTTAAAATATAACTTTAGGCTTATTTGATTATAAGCTAAAATAGAATCAAAAGCATCAATTAAAAGGTGCTGAAATGGTGCTATAACTAAATTCTGCATTAATATAGAAGCAGTTTTAAGCTCGTCAGCGTTGTTTCCTAACCCTGTGCTGTCCTTAATTCCGTAAAGCATTGGAGATACGACCCTATGACCTACCATTATTTTCTCTGTAGCTTGACTTGAGACATACTCGTAAGTATTGTGAGCATCACTAATAGGTAAAGTTTCAACAGTAGCAGCTGCGTCTTGGTTATCATTAAAAGCAAGTATGAACTTATTACCACCAGTGCCTGTGAATTTCTGAGCTATTCTGTTTTCTAGGTTTTGTCTTTCTTCTGCGTTTGGTGTTCCGTTGTTAAATTGGATTAGTGTATTAGGGCTAAAACTACCTTGTACGTTGTTTAAGTGAAAGTTAGATACCTCTGATTCAATCTCACACCATTGTAAACACCCTGTATAGTCTGGGCTTGAGTAATACTTATAACCAGCTCTATAAGGCTTTACATATATAATCTCTATGTTTTCTTTACTACTTCCATAAGTAGGTATTCTCTTTAATTCTGTTCTTGGTTTTACATTAGACCAATCATCTGAGTAAAAATAGCCTTCTATCTCTCCTTTTTCGTTACACTTCTCAGCTCTTAGGTTTTCTACTGGAATATGAGCTACTTGGGCAATAGTCTTTCTGTCCTTCGAGTAGATTACCTGCATAGCACACTGACCCATTAGCTTTAAATCAAAACAAAGCTTTTGTACACAGTCCTTATGAAACATTGTAAGCATTTTAGCGTACTGCTCTGGTCTTCTGCTTGAATCTGAAGCATCTAAGCCAAGTCCGTATATTTGTTGGCTTATAGCGTTTATAATAGCGTTATTCGTTGGGCTATTCTCATAATTAGAGATTAGATGAGCAAAGAAATTATTATCACTACCATAAGCTACCCACTGCTTGTTGGACTTCTCTACAATCTCTGGGCTTGTGTAACTACTTAAGTTAACTATTCGTAAATCATTCATAAAATAATATAATCGTTATCAAAACTATTTTCTGTATTATAAACGCCATCGTTTACAGAATAGTAATCGTTGTTTACTTGGTTTACTGTTTGGTCTGTACAAAATACTCTATCCTTGTATATTATAACAGTCCCGTTTTTAATTTCAAGCGTGTAAAAGTCTGCTTCTGTTAGAGTGCCAAACGCCACAGTAAAAGACATATAATTAACATCTGTTGAAGCTGTAGGGGTTTTAGTTATAACCGTTCCAGTGCTTTCACTTGTAAGGGTTACAGTAATCGCTCCATTAATAAACTGTCTAGGTATTACCTTAAAAGTTTTATCTCCGTTTGTTGCTATTAACTTCATACTAATATATAAACAAAACTAAATTATTTTGTATAAAAAAAAAGCCCTCCCAAAAGGAAAGGCTAATTTTAAATATTAATAAAATACTAAGCTGGTACTATTGAAGTAGCAGCATCAATATCTGGAACAGTACAGAAGAACGGAGGATTAACCTCAGTTGCAACCGCTGTTAGTGTAAATCCTTGTAAATCTCCAGCAGCAGCACCAGAAACGATAGTACCACCTGTGATTTCAGCACCGTTGTCTTTACCTACAAGTAAATACTTAGTAACCCCTGCTCCGTTTGGATAAAGCTCTACCACATACTGAGCACGACCTCTATTTAGAAGCTTAATCTCTTCTTGAGTTGCTACGTCTAACAGTTGGAAAGTAATGTTTAAAGTACTTTCGTAAAATGTCGTCCCGTTTTCTCTACTCGATGTCACACTTGTTTCAAGTGATGTTTGACCGCCTTTTACTTCAAACTTGAAGAACTCAGCTGTGTCATCCGTTGGTAATGTTACAGTCCCAGCAGTGTCTGTCAAAGCAGCAACCACTGCACTATAATCTATAATGTAAATATTTTTAATTCCAGCAAAGGCGGTTTTACATCCTACCCCTCTACCTTTTGTTATTGCACAAGCCATATTTTTTTGATTTTAAATAAAAAAGGGTAGGCAGTTTTTGCCCACCCCTTAATATCAGTTAGTTAGTAATTAAGAATAAAGCACGATAGACGAACCTACTCCGATTTGTACCCCTGCAGTGTAACGCATAACGACGCGTACATTTTGAGACCCATCAGTGTCAGACATATCAATTACTCTTACTTCGTTTCTGTCGTCCAAAAGCCCTGTGCCGAAAAATAAATTTGACTTAGGGCTCAAAAGCATTTTGTTGCTTCCAAATCCTTTTGCTACAAAGATGTTAATACCTTCAAAAGATAAAGCACCACCATTGTACCATTGTGTTCCTTTGTTATCTGTACCAGCACCACCAATAGTTGCAGCAAATCCACCTAAAGCTCTAATATAAGCTTGTGCTACGTTAGTTGAAACGTAAAGAGTTAAATCTGATTCACCTAAAATAGCTGGTGCGTTAGCAACAGCGCTATCTACAACAGAACCTAACTGAGCGATAACGTTTGAGCTATCAATAGCTACGGCAGTAATATCGTGTACATCATTATCAGCTAAAGCTACTTGTAAGAATCCATCAAAAGAACCTTCTCCAGCTGCACCACTCCAGATAGAAGTTTCAGTAGCGTTAGCAACCTCAGCAGCTACTCTTGAAATAACATAGTCAGAAAATAAAGGAGGCAATTCGTCAAAAGCACTAAAGCCCATTTGAGCAGCTTCCCAGTCTGCGTGTAATTCTTTCTTACAGATTTGTAGGTTTACTTGTAGTTCAGAAGGTGTTAATACTTTTTCTGTTAAAGTAAGTCCAGAAGTTGTAGAATCAAAATCACAGTCTGCTGAACGTACTAAGTTAGAGAAAGTTCCTACTTTCATAGCTGCCTTGTACTTGATGTTAGGCAGTATTGTAATTGCTCCAGCGTCTAAAGTTGAAGCAGATAATAGAGCAGCACCTAAGTACTTCCCTGCGAATTCCCCAGCATATGAGGAGTTTGTAATCGTTGGATTAGCCATTTAATTTAATTTTAGTTGTTAATTATTTTGTTTAATACTCTATCTAAAGTTGAAGGCTTGCGGTTTTGTGCAAACTTAAAACTTGGTTTGTTTGTTGAATCAGCTTCTGGGTTAGCCATAATAGGCTCAGCTGCTGCTTCGTTTAATTTTTCTTGTACCTCTTGTGGTACTTCGCTTAGTTCGTGCTTAGAAAGTTCTTCAGTAATAAGATTCCCTAAATCCTCAGAGCTTAAGTCTTCCTTGGGCTCTAACATTGCTTTGATTTCTTCAATCATTTCTTTAACCTCAGCAAGTTCTTCTTTAGTTGCATAAACTTTATCATCTTCTTCAGCTTCTACTTCTTCAACTACTTCTTCTTCTTTCCCAGCTTCTTTAACCTCAGAGATAATTCCCTCTTCAGCTACTACTAAGATACGTCCGTCTTCGAGTTTATACTCTCCAACAGGTACAGCTACACGCTCGTCTTCAGTAACGATAAATACTTCGTTATCTGCTTCAAATGAATCTGCCTCTAATACAGTACCATTATCTAAAGCTTGTTGTTCTAACTTAACTTCTTCGTTAAGGTTTAAAACATCCTTGATTTTTTTAATCACATTGTTTGACTTCATACTTATATATAATTTAGTTTAATTTATTTTGCATTTTTAAAGTAGCTTTCTTAAATTTTGTAAAGTTTTTACATATTGATTGATAGGTATTTTAACCCCTAGTTCTTTTGCCATTTTCTCAGCGTTGTCAATAAGCTTTTCAAGTAAACCGATATTTTTTCGAGCCTCTTTTATTTTAGGCTCGTTTTTATCTTTATTTTTTTTAATAACTTTTTTTAAATCTTGAAAATTTTTAGATGCACCCTCTTTTAATTTATCTGCTTTATCACTAGCTTGTTTTGCACTTTCGTATTTATTTTCTAAATCAAAAAATTTGTCTCTTAATTTTTCTGAATTATCAATAGCTTTTTTAAAATCTTTAAAATTGCTTGCTAAGAGTTTTTCTTGTCTAGCTATTAAAACATTTTTTTCTTTAACTTCTTTAATAATAGACTGTGATGAAATTTCTAATTTTTGTAAATCGTCAACAATACCTAACTCTACTTTTTGAGATGTTAACTCCGTATTATTTTTTTGTGCTTTTTCAGCTTTTGACAACTGCTTTAAAACTCTGTTCAATGTACTCATTTTTTATATATTTATTTATTATACGTTTCCTATTCCTTGAGCTCTTAAGCTACCATCACAGCACTTAGTTTTGTATGTATTGTCTTTACATAAACAACCACCTCTTCTACTGCCTTTAGGGCTTGTCTTACTTGGTGTTATAAATTCTTTAGATTTGTCTTTAATCATTTATTAGTTTTTGATACATTTACCATCCTTCTTCTTGTAACCTTCTGGGCACTTGTCATACATTTCTACGCTATGCTTTTCACAAGGCATAAACCAAGTCTTACCCTCGTAATCGTGTGTGTGTATTCCGTCGCATCCTAAATCGTTAGACATCTCTTTAGCTTTTTGTTCTGTTGAGTATGCAAGTCTATCATCTATAATAGCAAAATCTTCGTTTACTGTCATAGAAGCAAGGCTTAAGTTTTCTAACTCTTTTAACTTACCACCCGCCCATCTTAAACCAGCTTTACCACCCCATAGTAAATAAGATATAGTACCACAAGCCTTAGAAACTCCTTCGTCATAATACTCTTCAGCTCTTGACAAATAGCTAAACATTCTTTTTATAGTTTCTTTGCTTATTGGTTTTCCTTGTGCTAATTGCTGGGCTCTTATCTTTCCTACTTGAGTAGCACATTTATTGTCTACTTTCTCGTTAAGTTCTAACCCTCTTTTAGCGTTATTCTTAACACCACTAGGATAGTCTGAATAGCTTTCTAAAACTGTTTTTTTACCACCTTTTACTCGCTTATCGTTTTTAATGATAGCTGTTACTTGGCTTAATAAATAATCTGCTTCAGCTTCTTCTATCTTAGCTAGTTCGTCTTTAATCTCTTCCTTAGGGCGTTCCATCTTGTCAGCAAAATACCCTTCAATACTAAACCCTTTAACCTTACCAGTCTTTACAAACTCATTCCAGATTTTGTCATTGTTTACTTTTACAGAACCCACCCAAGTTCCTAAAGGCAAATCCATTCCGTACTTAACGCTCTTGTCGTGTACCTTATCTTCTACTAGCCAAGACTCAACTAAGCTTAATCCCTCGATTGCATATTGGTGCTCTAATGTAGAGTTGTTTTGCTTCCCTTGTGTTAAGTACATTTGAGACGCTTTTAAGACAGTATCTTTTGAGAAATATATATAATACTCATCTTCTCCGTTACGTCTATAAATAGGCTTGTTAGGTATCAATAAAGCACCCATTAATATCCTACGCTCTTTGTCAACCTCAGCTAGTTTAAACTCTTGAGATTTAAGAGCAATAAAGTCTTCTTCAATGGCTGGGTTTTCCACTACGCTAATAGCTTCGATTCCTATTTCTTGGTCTTCGTCTAAAATTAGTTCTACTATACGCATATTATTATATAAATGTTTTTAATTTATTTTGTATTTTATCCTATTGTAGCACCTTCAACAATATTGTTCTGTAAGCTTTGTGCTGTTGTTACATCATTAGCTACAACGAAAGCTTGTACTGGCTGTTGAGACTGTCCACCGATTGCATCTGCTAATTGATTTGAATCACTTGAGCCTACAACGTTAAAAGCAGGGGGGGCTGGAGCAGAACCACCACCAGAAGCACCAGACGATACATCTGGCTTGCTTCCAGCACTACCACCACCCAAAGCACTTAACCCTTTAGCAGTTGCAGCAATACTTCCAGCAATACCTAACCCAGCACTTAAAGAGTTTATTGTAACCCAAGGTTGTCCGAGTGTCACTGGAGATGTAGCTACTGCCTTAGCATTAGCAACCCCTGTATTTATTAATATTTTAGCAATACCAGCAGCATTCTCAGCAATTAACAAAGCTTTTTGAATAGCCTTGTTTTTACCTGCTAATTGTTTACCTAATGCTATACCTTTTTCAGCTACACCAATAGACGCTAATTGAATTGCTGCTTTAGCTTCTTTTTCTGCTATTAATTCATTTCTTGTTTTTTGTCTTAATGCTTCCTCTTCCTCTTGTTTTTTAGTTTGAGCAGCTATATCTTCTTCATCAAATTGAGTGTTCAGCTCTAATAATTGTGTATCAAATTCTGTTTTAGCTGCTAATAGTAAAGCGTCTCTTTCTATTATGTCAGTAACCTCTCTATTTATTAACTCTTTTTTTAATTCTAATTCCTGTGCTAATTCTTCTCTCTCTATATCCCTTTGAGACTTACCAATCAATGCTAATTCGTTTTGTAGTTCTTTCTGCTCCCTTAGTAAAGAGTTTGTATTGGTTTGTTGTTCACTTCTAAATCCTGTTATCTGTGCCTCTATTCCTGCTTGTTCGTTTAAAGCCTCTTGATATGCTTTTTGAAGCTCTATATTTTCTTTGTTTTTATTTAATTCAGTTTGAGCTGCCGCGACTTGAATAGCAGCGTTTGATTTCATTGCTTTCTCTTGGTCGTCTAAAACCTTAGCTAAATCCTTATTCGCTTGTATTCTTTCTTCTATGCCTTTAGACTCGTCATCCCTTACCTGCCTAAGGAGTTCGGCTTGCCTGTCATATTTTTCAATTAAACCTTGATTTAAAACGATAGCTAACTCAGCTTGTTTTTGAAGTTGAACGTTTGCAGTTGCAGCACTTACTGTTTCAGTTACATAGTCTTTTACTGCTTTTGTTGTTTTCTCTATAAACTCTTTACCTTTATCAAAAGAATCATTAACCCCAGTTAATACATCTAAACTTTCTTTACCAGCGTTTTTAACATCATCTAAAGCTCCTGCAAAATCTCCACTAAATACTTTTTTAACAGCACTAGCTAAATATCCTAACGTGTCTAAATAACTATCAAACCTTTCTTGAATGTTCTTTTTAAAAGCATCTGCAAAACTTTTTAAAGACTCTAACGGGTTTTTAAATATAGCATCAAAGAACTTAATAATGCCACTTGTACTATTTACTGCAAAGCTTACAAAATCATTAAAGGCTAAGCTTACCGCTTCAAAAGCTGTATTAAATAAATCTGCTACTTTCTGGTTTTGCATAAATATTTCAGAAAGTTTAGCTAAAGCAGCAATTACTAAACCAATACCAGCAGCTTTAATTGCAGTGCCTAAGCCTTTAAAAGCTTTTGATACACCCCCAACGCCTTTAGAACCTTTTTCAGCACTTTTATCAAGTCCAGTTAAACCACTATCTATAGATTTAATACCAGCTAAGGCATCTTTACTTTGCACATCAATATTAATTGTTTTTTCTATTGCCATTTTATTTCTTGTTTAAGTGCTTTGTAACCCTCTTTTAATGTCGTAGGTAGTTTGTACTTCCCTTGTGCTATTCTTATAGACTCAGTCTCTCCGTTAGCGTATTTTAAACCCTCTAGTATTAGTTTTATCATAATTCGTTTAATAGTTCTATGTCTGATTTACCAGTTTTTAGGTTAGTCTTAATTGAGTTTATTTTATATCTCTGTCCATTAATATCAAATCTATCTGCTAGCGTAAAGTTTAATAATACCTTTAAAGGCAAATAAGCAGTAACCTTTGTTAATCTGTTTTT